GTCCGGAACGCACTGATCATTTCTAGAATTTCTTGTTCCTCTGCACCATTCAGTACTCGAGTAAGAACTTCTTCTAAGAACTTTTGCATAAATTCGGGAGTATCACTACGCTTAAGATCTAGACCCATAGCTTTGATCTTACCTGGCTTACCGTCAGTGTCCTGTCTCTTACCATCTTTGTCGTAATACAATACTGCATAACGTTTCTTGGTAATGAACAGGCCTTTAACAGCAACAATTTCTCGCCCACCTTTGATAACCTCACCGCGTGTCTTTGGGCAATGAAATGCATCCAACATGAACTGCGGGAATGTTGCATTTACGTTTTCGGCAATCTGATCATACAACTGAATAACAACATCTCTATCCCAAGGGATTAGCTTTTTGTTAATATCAGTCTTTAGCGTATTATAAGCTGAGAAGTAGCAACTGTCAGTATCACCGTAGATAATACTCTTACCTACGTGATCAAACTCACCGGTAATCATTTCATTGACTTTGCCTGCCATATGCTTGGCAATCTGCCTGCCAACAAGTGTAGTGGACTGCCCAATACGCTTATCAAAGAATCTGCAACCAGGATTCAAAATAGCACCATACAAACTATTCAAGTTAATCTTCTTGACCAACTGTCGCTTGTCCCAATACTCTTCTTCGATCTTGTTACCTGCTTCGATAGCTGCCTTGAGCTTCTTCTGCATATCTTTACGTTCAGCATACCATCGCTTTAACAGTCCAGGAATAATGCCTTCATGTTCATAGGTAAAGATAGTGCCGTTGGCGCTTAACATCCAAGGTTGATTACTGTCAAAGATTAACTTATATGCTTCAGCTGCACTCATAATATCACTTTGATCGTTTTCCCAATCAACTGTAATTTCAAATGCACGGTCCTGTTGCATAACTGCTTCATACTCTAGGCTACCAAACATACCTTCCCAAGCCGCCGCAAATGATTTTTTATGAACCATCATTTGTTCATCGATATGTTGATCTGTCCTGTCCTGACGTAACTGACCGATGATAGTTTCTGGACCCATGTTGAGCGCACGAATAGCTGACGGATACAATGAGTTAATGTCAATAGATCCGATCCAGTCGTGGATACCTTTCTTGGGATATGCAACATAAGCACCTGCTGCCTGATTATTTGCGTCCTCGTCACGTTTGGCACGATTGGGCACAATGAGACCACGGTGGTGGGCTTCGTTTACAATAGCCTGTTCAGTTACAGCAACTGCACCCATTGTGGTCTGTAATAGCACCGTACATTCGTGTGCCAGTGTGTTAGCAAGATCGATAAACTTTAGTTTCTTATCCAGCTTGTCTAACAATGCGGTATCTTGTCTGTTGTACTCAATGAACTTACGGAAGTCATTGTTATATAACTGATCAAGTGTACCTTCATAGTGAGTCTTGCTCTCGCCTACTTCCATCTCTCCAATGGCATCCAGTCGGTAAGTGTGTCGCTCTTCATATGTGTATTTGCGGTACAGCTCGAGACTGTCCAGATGAACACGACCAACCAGATCATAAGTAACAGCCGCTTTTCCATATTTTTCGTACTCTCTCTTCTTGGGAAATTGACCCCACAGACAAAATCTACGAGTGTCTTCTTTACTCAGTGCTTTGATAACTCTGTTAACTGTGTAAGGGATATCATAGCCTTCACTGTTCCATCCACTGAGAATGTCAGCATCTTGAATGAGATCCAAAAACGCATCTAACATCTCTGCTTCAGTTTCAAACAGATGTGTATTAGGAAAGTCCTTAACTAACGCTGTTGCTTGCTCCATTGTCAGGGTCTTTGGAGGAACAGCAAAGCAGACCAGTGTGTCTAACCATTGTAGGTGAACAGCAATCGATGTAATAGGCATGAAAGCATCCTCGGGGGTGCTATAACCTCTTTCAGGATCAAAGTCCACCTCAATGTCGAAGAACGCCACATTGAGTTTAGGCGGTTCGTGATTGAGATAGTTTTCTTCTAGGGTTTTGAATACAGTGTTGATGTCTGATTCATACAGTCTGTGGCTGCTGTGGATCCGTTGTTCTTTTTGAAAGTCTTTGTAGGACCTTGTGACAACTTTATTTAGATTTTCACCGTAAATTGATTTGTATTTTCCGCGTTGATCGGGATAATAAAATGTATATCTTGCAGGAAACTCCTGAAAGATTCTGCCTTTCTTTAGATCACGCTCAACGACATGCACAATGTCTTTGTCGCGATCCCACATGGCATCGACGTAGCTCATATAGTTCTCCTTACCGCTTATGGCCGGCAACCGTTCTTGTGATCATTTATAGCTGATCAAACTTTTCTCTTATATATTTAACAATCTAATATAGCCGATGACGTCTATAGTGACTAACAGTAGGTAGTTGGCTACCATACCTGTGCTCTTTCGAGTCCATGATGCCCATGCAAAAATTGCACATTGCAAAATAAATATCGGATACAGATAGAAAAACAGCGGATCAGTTGCACCTGCTGCCAATGTCAGAGAGCAGCCTAAACTCATTAACCATGCTGAAATTTCTAACGAAAATCGGACAGGCCATTCTCGATAGTCATTCCTGGCCCAGTTGTACACGTTTCCAAGTACAGTTGTAAGTCTAGTCATTAATCTGCCTGTCTTGTAATAAAATTTACCCTAATTTTTTTAGGATTAAAATATTTTGTTACTACATTCTGTGCAGTTAGCAAATCAAACTCTTTACAACTAAAAATATCAAAGTATGCAGTTCCGTCGAGCTCCATAAAATGACCACAAATATTACTTGTAGTTATTAGCTGCATTAAGCTGTAACCTTGTTTTGGATCTCCAGGTAACAGATATTCAATTACAGGTTCTCCGTGCGCGACCATGTCGATCTTGTCAACAAGGTCTTTTACAAAATTATAAATGTTATCCTTGCAGTGGATTTGTTCACACCCGCTGCAATCTAACATTAAATGATATCCCCAGTGACTCATCAGTCTTCGCGACGATTAGCGTGGCCTGCAATATCGACAATAGTTTCGAGATCGTCAAACTCACGGAACACTTGATCCCATTGATCTTTCTGTGCAATTTTGATTGCTTTGCGAATAACACTAGGTTTTACCTCTAGTTCTTCTGCCACTGCTTTGATAGTTTCATTCAAACCTTCAGTGAGGTCTTGAATTTCCTGCATAACAGTCATACCTTCGGATACGATCTGTTTGATTTTTGCCTGTTCTGGTGCGCCAAATGCTTTTCCCATAATATCTCCTGTGAGTATATAGTATACAGGGTTGTGATTACAAGGTCAAACTTTTTTCTGTGTATTCTGCCCTAGTCCAACCAAGAAGAAAGTTTGCTTTCCAATCATTTTGTGCAAAGCCAGTAAGGTTTTTCCATTGATCTCTGTGTGCTAGAACCTGTCGAGATGCATCACGCCAGTCAGTGTGTCGTACCTTAAAATCAAACATCTGCATAGATTTTAGGAATGTGTCGTAGTCGTAGTTGTCATACTCGACGTGCAGTACTTCATAGATATTACCAGCGTCATCTACTGCATCTAATGCAAAATCAAATCCCCATTTCTGTGGAGTTTTCAATAACCACTCTGCCTCGGGAATATCCTTTTTTATTTTTCTTAGTTGATGTTCTGCGTAGTCCTCGTATCTGCAACGATGCAGGATCAATGAGTGATCTAGTATTAGACCTATATCGTTATATTCTAGAGCAAACCAAGGTTCTTGCCAGCAGCGATGATTAAGTATAGGATGGTCTATAGGATGGTGCATCATCCCGTAATATTTCTGTTCTGCTTGATTTAATTCAAATCCGTCTTTGTCATAGAATTTAAAATCTTCTGCAACAACATTGTAGATGGGCTCACTACAGACAGGATTTGATACTACCGGTACATCAAATCTTTTAAACATGTTTTATTTTTTTGTGGGCTGCTTTGCATCGTAGTAGGCTGCTATAGCCATACGATCTTTCTTTTCTGGATCTTTGTTTTTAAATTGACGATATTGATTTGGGTCAGCAGTTTGAAAACGTTGTTTCCAATAGTCAATAGGCATATCGGGCCTTAGTTTAGGCTGTGGTCCGACTGGCTTAGTTTGTTGAGCAGGCTCCTCTGTCGGTGCCACCGGTTCCTGCTCAATTACTTTTTTGATTTCTTCTTTTCAGGAAGACCTTTGTGCTTAGTTGATGCAAAGTCTTTGGCATCTTTCTTGCCCATATCCTTGGCTACTTTGGCAACTTCTTTACTGGCAGGCTTTTCACCTTTTTGTGCAGCATGAACCATGCCCATAAACTTTTGTTGCTGCTTGCTTACTGCTTTTTCACTCAGGACCTGTTGCAATGAGTGGGCAAGACTTTCCATATATACATCAACTTCGGATACTGACTGTTCCATACTTCTCAACTCACCAAGTGTGTCGGAAACAAAGTCTTCATCATAGCTGATCAAATATCTTGCCTCCTTTGGCGACATGTTTAATT